CTGAGGACGGGATGAACGCTTCCGGGGCTTTGTAGTCCTTATCTTCGAGGAAGGAAGCGACCATAACTACGGAGTCAACGCCGAGCAGGTAGGCGTAGAGCGCAGCCTGTAAAGCGTAGTATTCGGGGATGTCCTCTTCCCAATCCTCGGAACGCTTTGTCGTTTTCATTTCAAAAACAGTCGTGGGCTTGCCGTCCTCGTCATAGAGCAGGTAGTCCCACATACCGCCGAAGATCGGGGTATCGCCGAAGAAGTCGCCGAAGGTCTTTTTGAAGTAGTTTTCGCCGAAGATGTCGGTCGGAGTTTTCAGCCCGGTCATAAAGTAGGCACGGCGCATATACTCAGCCTGTTTCGGCTCGATGGTCTTACCGGCGATAGTGTAGATCGTGTCCTCGAACGGCTCTTCATAGGTGCGGGTGATTTCGCACCAAGTCTTGAACGGAGTGTTCCAAGCGTTCTTACCCATAATGGCAGCGAAGCGTGTGCCGGTGATTTTCTTCGGCTTCTTGGGCGGGACAATTTTGAGGGTACTGTTGTCAAGCCATTCCATTATTCCTCTTCCTCCTCTTCTTCGACACCGTAGTTCTCGATCATTTCGTTCACGGTGAGAATCAACTGTTCACAGGCAGACTTCTTGATCTTGGTGAACTTCTCGGTCTTGATTGCGATTTTCTGAATGAACTCTTCCTTGGAAAGGTCGAGTTCTTTCAACTTCTTCAAGGCGGCTTTCAGAGCGGACTTTTGAAGGTCATCCGCTTCGCCGTCTGCATTGGTGAGGGACTTCTTGATCTCCTTGCGCTCCTCGGTGGTAGCGGGCTTCTTAGCAGGAGCAGGAGTAGGGGTCTCGTCCTCTTCATCCTTGCCGGAGTCTTTGTCGAAGCCGTCATCTTCTACGAGGTCGAGGACGATCATATACAGATAGCGGCGGTAGTAGGTGACAACCGCTCCGACACCCTGTACCTCATTCATACGGAACTTGCCCGGCTCAGAGATGAACTGTAACGGGATTGAGAAGTAGATATGCTCGTCCGGCTTCTCGGTGTTTACGACATCCGCAACGGCGTTTCCGTCAACGAAGGTCGGAACGAGTAGGAGACCGTACTTTGCGAAGATGGGAGCAGCGAGGGGTACGATGTCGGTGAGTTCAAAGTACATAAACTCGGCGTGAAGGTTTCTGCCGGTTTTCTTTGCACCTGCGGCGTAGAACTCGTTACGCACGGCAAGCAGTTTCGACCACACATTCATTCCCGCAGTTTCCACGGGAGCGGTCTGTTCGGTAGGTTTCTTAGTAGCCATATTGATTACTCCTTTTTGTTTTAATTAAACTATTTGATAATGGGTGCTTCGGTGTTTCCTTTTTCCCATATAAACCAAGCGTAGGTGACTGCGTTCGACTTAGAATACTTGTCAAAGTCTCCGTTCATAGCGCAGCACAGGCGGCTTGTTGATACATAAATCGTTCGGGGGGGGCTTTGTCAAAGAACGCCCTTCGTGCTTTTCCTTCAAGGAATTGCAGTTTGAGGAACATTGCCACCTTGTGACCGTCCGTTATCAGTTCGAGAGCCTTTTCAACGAACTCCAATGCGAACTTATAAGGCGGGTTGGTGATAATGTCGCCGTCAAAGGGACTGTCCCATTGCAGGAAGTCAATACCTCCCAAGCCATACCCTCTGTCGATAAGGTCGGTGGATAACACCTTGAAACCGTGCGCTTTGAGGACTTTTGATAAGTGACCCTCTCCGCAAGCACATTCCCAAATATTCTTTGAGAAGGTTTCCTCCTGTAAGAGTAGTTCAAGAGCCTTTGGCTCTGTGGCGTAATAGTCGTTCGTTTCTCGCTCCTCTAAGGCGTAGTTCCGTGCGCCGAGGGTGGCGTGTGCCGACCGGCTATTACCCGTCCAATCTTTCATTCGTTCACCTCCTCCAAGATTTTCAAAGCCTTTTTCGCAAGAGAGTTGATCCTGCGGGTGTTCTTCTTCGGCGGCTTTATACCGAGGAAGTCGTTGACATAACGCTTTGCGAGACGGATGTACCACTCTCGATCTACCCGGTCGATACTCAACTCGTTATTGTTGTCGATCAGACAATGCTCCGGGAGACCTCCGATTTTGACATCGTTGCCCTTCGTCCCGTGAGTCTTAACGAGAGTGCCATACCGTCTGTCGGCGGTCGCATAGACCCGATTGCACTTCTGCACAAGCACCTTTTCGCCGTCCACGATATGGTAGGCTGCCGTGTACTTGCTCGAAGCCTTTGCAATGAGTTGAAACGAGAGGATGTCCGTACAGGCATTGATGGTCTCGGCGACCGGCGTACCTTTGGCAAAATAGTCGAGGAGGGCTTTCGCAACGATTGTGGCGTTGTTGTTGATGTTAAACGCTCCTGCCGGGGCGATACCTCTTACCAACTGACCGCCTTTGATCTTCGTGCCGCCGTCTGTGGCTATCTCCACATAGTTGTTGACATCCTTCTGCACGATCTCGGCGATACAGTCCTCTTCCAACTCGAAGCCTGTCCGATCTTGCCATTCTTGGCAGATTGCGTTATAGGTGTCGAGATCAGAGTTGTCGAGGGAAACCATAATGCCGTCCGTGTTCAACTGCACAATGCGGAGGGTAGGACACTCTGCCACGAGATGATTTGCCAACTCCAAGAGCCGCAACTGTCCCGTGATACACACCGACCGACCCATAAGAGGGTCATACAGTTCGTTGTATTGATTGAGCATCCCGCCGTAGGTGGTGTTCGCAACGAGCTTCAAAGCGTTTGCCTTTGCCTTGTCTCCCGCCTTTTTCGCCGCTATGCGTTGCTCCAACATATCCGCATATACCTTGGGGTTTGGAATGTTTCGGGAGCAGTAGCCGTCAAGGGTCATAAGGTGGGGATAATAACTCGCTACATCTCGATTTCGGATCGAGCGGTTTTCCGTAGCCCTCTCCCGGTAGGTCGGGATTGCGCCGTGGATGCCGCCGTAGCCGATAGTGCATTGACAGTCTCCAATGTCGAAGTTGAGTTTGCTCGAAAAGACCTCGTAATCGCTTATGGTAGGATCGTGCAGCCGGTCGAAGAAGTCGAACACATCGTCCGGGATATACTGCCGAAGCAGATTGTCCGGGTAGGTGTACTCCCGCTCGTCCGTCCATTCAACTTCTCTGTGAGCATCGAGGTACGCCGCAGTCAGTTTGGCGTTCGTCATATACATAGCCCTACTGTCGGGAATACCCTTTGCCCTGCCGAGGAATATCTTGTTGTCAAGGTAGTTCTTTCGGAGGAAGTAGAGCCGTTCGGTTGCCTTTACATCGTGTTTGCAGTAGAAGATAACCTCCTGCAACTCTTCCTCCGTGAGAGGTCGGTCGATATTGAAGTCAACCGTGGTCTCTCGGATGTCCATTCCGAGGTGTGCTTCGATTGCTTTCAGAGACAGTCCCATTTGACAGTCATCCATAAGGTCAAACTGCTCGAAGAAGATTTGCGCTTCCCGCATAAGCGGGTACTCCCAACCGTTGTTGCCGTCTGCGATTATGTAATCGTTGACCCGCTTAACCTCTTTCGGGTCAGCATCCATAAGCACCGCCTTGTGAATGAATTGGTCGTAGTGCTTATTATTGAAGCCGCCGAGAACGGGGTCGAAGGTCTCCATAAAGGCTTTCACGGCATCATTGTCGTTGTGAGCGATCACATAGTTCTCTGCGCCGACCTCTTTTGCGACAAGCAGCCAATCAAAAGCGAATACCTCATAGTCGAAAATGTAGATTACTCCCACAACTCAACCTCCTTTAATAAGCGGTTGAGCCGTTCGCTCTGAGGGTCGTTATTCTTAACTCTCTCTCTCAAATGGTCTCTGATCTGAGCGATAACCTCGTCCCGGTGAGACCAAGGACAGGCAATGTCGATGACCTTCTTTTTGAGAGATTTGAGTGTTTTGAGCGAACAGGGGAAGAACTTTTCGGGGTCGATAGTCATTTGCCCCGTATTCCATTGAATAGTTATCAAAAGCATCACTCTCCTAACAATTCATCAAGCCATTCCAACAACTCTTCGTTGCTCTTTTGGGCGTTCGCCGGTTTCTCTTCGGAGAACAGATTTTGCAGTATTCCTTCGAGACAGTCAACAACGATAGAGTTTCCTGCCTGTTTGTAGAGTTGAGTGTTACTGCATTGTTTTTCTGCTTTCCGAAAGTCCTCATCATCAAAGCCCATCAGTCGCCAACATTCGAGAGGTGTCAGTTTGCGGATTCTAACTTTTCCATTCTTCATAATCAAAACCTTCGCTTCTGTATTACCCCCCCCGCAAGTATGAATTGTCGGGGACAATCCGTAGGGGGAATAAACTCTGCGGTGCATTTCGTGAATTTTGTCCCATTTGCCACCCGTTAGGGTTGCAACTTGATTACATTTCATAAACCTTTATCACTCCCGTTGCTCCGTAAGTTCCTCCTCGGATCAGATTTGCAAAACTCGTATTTTGGTATTGAGCCTTTATAGTTCTGCACATTCCGTCCTCGTGGGGGTTTAGGGGATATGTTCCATTATGAAGTTGTCCGTTACCCGTTGACCCGCTCTCGTGGTAATTGCTTTGGCTATAACTACTCTCTCTCTCTCTCGACCGGCGCAAACTTGAAGCCGTTTCCTGCCTTAGTCATTTCAATCGTAAGGTTTTCAGCGTACTCAATGTAGGCATCCGAGAGGTAGTATTTTTCGTCAACCTCATCTTCGAGAAGGTCAAAGAAGTTGACCCGGAGAGGGATTGCGGCAGGAAAGGAAAAGCCCCGGTCGATGTCCTTGCGAATGGATATTGCAAAGACCCGTTCTCTGTTCTGAGGAATACCGCAGTTTTTCGCATTTACTATCTGCCAATAGGTGTTATAACCGAGGGAGTCCAAATAACCGATCCAAGCGAGGAATTGTGATTTGAACTTCTTTCCCACGAGGTTTTTGACATTTTCAAGGATCAGATATTTTGGAAGCAGATTATCAGCCTTGGCGACTTCGAGCAATCGTTGTACTTCGTACACGAGACCGCTCCGGGTTTCGCCTTTGATGATCCCCGCTTCAAGTCCCGCCCTTGAAATGTCTTGACACGGGAAACCGTAAGTCCATAAATCGGCGTACTGTAACGACTTGACCTTTGTGATGTCTCCGTAATTGAAGGTTTTTCCGTATATCGCTTCATATGATTTAATCGCATATTTGTCGATTTCAGAAATCCCAACAACCTTGTGAGGGATGTTCAGTCGCAACAGAGCCTTTCGGAACGCTCCTATTCCGCTGAAAAGTTCATTAACCGTCAGCATAAAGAATTACTCAACTCCGTCCGTAAGATTGGCGATTACATCGTCGTAGTTGTCGCAAATCAGTTGAATGTGGGATTTGTCAAGAGCTTCTCGTTTGGCGGTTTCATTGAACAAATCTTCGTCCATAAGGGCGGTGACTTCATTATGGATGAGCGAGGTAATGATCTTCGGCTCTAAGGCATCGAGTTCCCAACATTCGTGACCAAACATTGAGATATACCCCGTGGCACGAGCATCTGTCAGTTTGGTCGGGTTGGGCGGCGGGTTATATAACTCAATCTGATCCATTGTGAGGGCTACTCGTTTGACTTCCACATCAGCACCGAACAGAGCCAACCGTTCTTGAATGTCTCTTGTCATATCAATCCCGGAAGGATCGTGGTCGCCGAGGTGAATGATCG